ATGCCGAAGGATTGTTTTTCAGTATTGTCGAGTTTTCATTTGAGTCAACACGCAGAAATACCCTGAATCAAATTACTCAGGCTAATTGTCAGTTGAGTTTGATTGAGAACAGAAATCCTTATCAAAACATTTCTTATATACCTATTTTGAAGAAGGTGCGCCCACCCAAAAACTGCAAAAACAAAAAGTGGGCTAAGCGTCATCCAGAAATTTGTTTTCCTGAAAAAATCAACAGAAAAGGTCTTCCCCTTTCGGTTATTCAAGACCACTTGGCGGCTTTGGGAATCGATTGGGTTAAGAACCAGAAGGCTGCGCAGGCGGCAATTGACGCGTTGGCTAGGCGCAACGACTAGGCGACCATGATAGGCAACGATGTACTGCTCATAGATTGGACTAAGGCACCAAAACAACAGTTTGAGACACCTTGGGAGAATGCGCGTCGAACTTTTGAAATAGCACAGAATGTGACAAGCCTTCTCGTCGACTATACGGTGAATGGTTGCGCTCAGTTAACTGTCGAGTTGGTTGATGTTGGGTTGAAGATGTATCAAAACAACTATTTTCAAATTGGTACACCAGTGCTGTTCAAGGGGGGCTACAACCCTGCAGAACCAGAAGGCTATGGGATGACATTCCGTATTTCAACGATTGAAATCAACCAATCCGATGGGGAGCATTGGACTGTCAAGTTGGAATTGCGCGACAAGGCTGTACAGGAAATGAAGGAAGATAAAACCCCGCAATCGTTTAGGTCTTCCACTGGTTTTGAATACGCCAGAAAAGTTGCGACAAAGTTCGGCTTGGAACCCTACATAGAGGAAATACCTGGTATCAAGCAGTCCACAATCAAGATTAAAGAAAAGAATAACCGTGATTCTGTTTGGGATGTTCTCTTGAGGGCGGCACAGGACATATCGTTCATGTGTTTCGTCGCGAACAACAAACTGTTCTTCGGTTCACCTCAGTGGATGCTCGGCAGATGGGGCTTCGAATCAGTTGAGGGTGTTTCCGTGGAAACATACCAAGGCAAAACCGAGAAACGCCAACTTTACTATGTTCCACTTCTTTACCCACATAATGCATTCAGCGATATTGACCCCGAAACGAAACGTCTTCTCTTGTTGAAGGCACCTTCATTTAGGCGTTCGGAGGACTCTCCGAAAGAGTCGGAGGGTTCTGCAGAGATTTGGGGCGGTCCGCTGTACGGGAAAGGTGAAGGTTCTGCGTACAGGTTGCGTGCGGGGATGACTGTGATGCCGAGAGTTATTATTGACGGCAAAAATGTCATCCAAGGTGACAAAGTTATTGAAGGTTTTGATAACGCGTACATAATTACGAATGTGAAATATCAATTTGCTCAACCCGAACCGATTGCGATTTCTTTTGCTACGGTGGATAAACTTGCTCCAGCAGATAAGCGAAAGTTGAACGAAAAAATTAACGAAATAACCGTTATCTCGGGAAGTGGGAGTTAGTTGTGTCAGTAGTGAACATGAACGACGGGATGGGCATTTTCCAACGCGCCGACTCTTTGCAGAGGAATGACAGCCGTGGTTCCTCTATCCACATCGGGATAGTTACTGCTGTTTCCTCTTCCACGAATACTGCTTTTGTGCGGATTCCCGCTATTAACGATGGCGCGGAACTCGGACCATACAAATGTTTGGAATTGTTTACTAGGTCTGTCGAGACGCCAGTAAAACAAACTTTGAGTGTCACCACGGGAACGGCAGATGGGGTTAGTGTCGTGACATCCGTAGCACTTTCGAGCACCACAACGGACATACAGGGCGTTTACGGAAATCTGAATTTGCCCTCTGTCGGTCAGCGTGTTTTGGTAGTCTTGATAAACGACTCCTTAGACCAAGGTGTCCTAGTTGGGAAACTGTAAATGCTGAAACTACCTATTTCTTTTAAAGCCGACGGAACAATGTCCACCATTCCCGAAGGAACTGACGAATATTACGCAACGCTGCTCTCCAACACACTCCAAATAGAAGTAGGGGAATTGCCTATGAGCCAGTTGTACGGAGTAAAAGACCCATCATTCAACACAAAATCCGTTGCAGATTCTTATGTTCGACAGGCTGCTCAATTCGTACAAGAAATAACCGTGACGGAGGTATCTTCTGTCAGGGCGAATGATGAGGGAAATATTTCTTTAGGAATCAAATTCACGGTAAGGAACTGACATGGCAACACCTGACTTCACGCCGTATGTAAACCTGACGCTATTTGACAAAACTGCGCAGACGATTTATGACGAATCAGTTGAATATGCGAAAACGGCATTCCCTGAATTCAACCCTCGACCCGGAACCACAGAAAATGCGATACTTGAGGCTTCTTCCGTACAAACAGAATCTCTCATTACGGCAATTAATAGGTTGCCGAACTCTTTGATGCAAGGTCTTCTTTCCTTGATGGGTTTTGACCGTATTTCAGCAACACCATCACAAGCAAATATCATTTTCGAGGTCACGATTAACACTGGAGTTACCATCGCATCGGGAACAGTTGTTTCGTTTGATGTCTTCGATAGTGACGGTGTATTGACCCAATACCTTTACGAAACTACTGAAGATTTGGAAATTGCTTCAGGAAATACATCTGGAACTGTTTCCGCGACAGCGGTAACCCCATCACAATATCCGGACATACCCGCAGCGTCTACTCTAACCCTTATATCGACAAGCCCCTTCATTTTGACGGTAACAATGGGGGCGGTTTCAACCGTTGGAACTGACGCGGAAACAGACACCGACTACTTCAACAGGGCTGTTAGTTTTCTTGCATCGTTGAATGCATCATTGGTTACCGCTTCCCAAATGACGAACTATATTTCGACAACTTACCCTACTGTGGCGAGGTTCAAGGTTTATGATTTGACGGCTTCGTCTGATATGGAATTCATCGCCGATGACGCACCCGGCTCAGTCACCGTGTCACTGTGCGATAGCGACGGTAATGCAATTGCGTCCGCCCAAAAAGCCATTATAGAAAATGATTTGGAATCAAGAATAGTTGCGGGTGTGTCTGTAGATATGCACGATACACAAGTTGTTCTAGTGGATGTGACAATAAATGTTGTTTCGGAACCCAATTATTCAACAGCAACAGTCGCCCTTGCCGTTACGAATGCTATTGAGGCGTATCTGTCTGTCGCGGGTTGGGACTGGAAAGAAACCGTTGACTCCAAATATCTTTCCTCTATCGCATCACGAGTGCCTGGGGTCAGGTATGTTGATACATGTGTCAGCGAACTAGCGGCACCGTCTTCGCTTGCCACCGAATCTGGCGACAATGTGACGATATTGGAAAAAGGCGTGATACCTCTTGGTAATTGCACGACCACTGCTGTATCTGGCGTCTGAACATGACCGGATATATACGCAATTACATTGATGAATCAGAACGGCGATTCAACGAAGAGGTCTATGTTGCGGCGCTTGGAGGTCTTTGGTCTAGCGACCAAACCCTGAACAGCGACCCGACGGTATACCTCGACGCAGAATTTGGCTCCCTGCGTGCAGAAGGGGCATCCGAAGTAAATGTCTACTTCAATATTTGGGGAGACCCGGCTTATGACATCCCATCTCAGTTCGCCGTAACGGACTTCGATGATGCAGACGACGGAATCGAGTCGTTTGTGTGGATTCGCCCCACGAAAAACTGCACAATTTACGTGCAATCAATAATTACAAAGGTATCGTATGATGCTGTTGCTGGTCAATACTTGTTGTCCACCAACCCCGCAGATGTCACTGAAGGGGAATTCGGTTCGCGAAAAGTGAGATATGGTTCCGATGACGCCATAAAGTGGTTTTTGGTTCGCGCAAACCGCCTATCCATTCCAGGTTTTCCTCAGTCACAAAGATATTCAATAGGCATGCGGATTCGGATTGTTTATGATGATGTCGTCGGCGTGGCAAACATTGCGCGTCCAACTGTAACGATGCTCAATGACCTGTTCTTGAACGATTTTTCCCGCGAAGTAGTTGGTTTAATTCCTGAAGTTTTTTTGGCGCAAGATTTTATTGAGTTGGACAATACCGTTTCATTCCCTCTTGCCCGACTTATTGATGTGTCGTTTGCAATCGCGGGGAATGTTGAAGACAAGTATGAATCATCACAATATTTGGATAGTGAATCTGATTTTGACCCAAATGACTCAAGCACATACAGCACCCTGATAAGCGCCGAGACAGCCGAAACATTGGAAACACTGCAATGGCTATCGCACTTCAGGGGAAGAGAACTCCTTGTCACATACGAGCCATCGACGAACGGTGAGGAATGGACGGAGTTTGTTCTCGATGAATCAGAACTTGACAGCACACATGTTTTGGCTTCGTCTGCCATTTCTTCGTCTGGATTCTCTGGAGGAACAGACGGATACTTTAGGTGGCAAGTACAAACAGGTTTTTACGGTCATAACGCAGGAACAATCACGGCTATGATTTCGGCAATACAACTTTTGCTTTCCGGACAAAAAACTGTTTCATACACCGTTGGGACAAATGAAATAACTTTTGAAACAAAAATTGGGGAAACGTTTGCTTCCGATGTTTTGGGTTTGATTGTCGGTGACGAGAATCCCTATATTTTGCAAGTTATAGAACCTGCAAGACCTCTAGGCATGGTGATACATCACGAATTGGTGGCATAGTTTTACTTCGCTTTTGGGGTGGGCTTAATTGGTGTAAACTTAAAGTATCCCTAGAGGGGAGCCATATGAGTGATGACGAGCAAATCGGCGAGCCGATTATGGAGCAAATGCAGAAATTTATGCGCGAAAATTTGCCCTCAAAACTTGTCACCAACTACATAATTATTGCGGAAGTCGCCGACGAAGAGACACAGATGCTTCATCTTTCCGTCTCGGAAACGATGACCCCGTGGTTGGCTTACGGGATGCTTCACTCGGCTAGCACAATGCTCAGTGAGGGTGAAGTGCATTTCCCTACAGCAAATGAAGAAACAGACGAAACCGAATAGGCGGAGGAAACAATGGACAACAACATTAAGGCAAACGTCAGCGACCAAGCAGTCAAGGGTGCCGTCATTGGCGCTTTGGCTTATCTGGCAGGCAAGGCGGGCTTTGGCTCCGAGGTGGTGGCGTTGCTTACCCCTGTTGCTTTGGCGGGAATGGCGTGGCTTTCCACGAAAATCGGCGACAAGACCACCACAGCCATTTTTTCTGTTGTGACCGCTGTTGCTGAGGAGCATTCCAAAAAGAAGAAGAAGTAATC